CACATCGGGCGGAGTTACATCGAAGCCGGGCGCCGGATCGGCTCCGAGATGTTCCCGAACTGGATCAGCGCCCCGGAAGGCACGCCCGACCCGAAAGATCGGACGATGCTGTCGCGGCTGGGTGACCTCGCGCTCGTCACCTCGCCCGTGGTCGCTCCGGAGTTGATGCTTGCCGGATCGGGGATGAGTGTCGCCTCGCGGGCGCTCGGCGCCCCGCAGTGGCTCTCCGATGCCCTAGGTGTCGGCACGGAACTCCTGACCGGTGGCGTGCAGACCGTCGGTGCCGTGAAGAAGGCGATCCAAGCCCCGGGGAAAGCCGCGGAGGCGGCGCAGGCTGCCACGAAGGCTGCGGAGGCGGCACGCACCGGGCAAGCCGTCGAGAACGTGGCGGCCGGCGTCGGGGAAGCGGCTGCGGCGCGGGAAGCTGTCCACGGAACCGCCGCCGCCGAAGGTGCCGCGGGGATCTCCGACGCTGCCGCGACGAGGAAAGCCGCAGAGGACATCGAGAAGCTCCAGACGGCGACGCCCCGAGAGGCGGGCACCACGATCCGCGAGGCATATCCCCCCGCAGAGGCGGCACGCCGGAGCGCGTTCCAAGAGGGCACCTACGACAAGATCGCCGCCTACGCCAAGGCGAAAGGCCTCGCGGCGACGAACCAGAACGCGGTGGGGCAGACGCTCGCGAAGAGTCTGGAGACGGCTGAAGACGAATGGGGCGATCTCGCGCGGACGGCTGAAAGCAAGCAGGTGAAAGCCATCCAGGAGCAACTCAAGAGCGGCGCCCCCGTGGAGTGGGAGGATCTGGACAAGGCGGAGAAGGCGCTCCAGCGCATCAACGGACCTTCGTCTGTTCGGAAAGCGATCGCAGACGCGAAGAAGGGACTCCTTGAGGGCACACCTGCGGCGAAGGCACTTGAGAGCGCCAACCAGCAATGGCGCCTCGCCATCCGACCCGCAAAGGACCTCGCGGCGACGATCGACAACGCGGAGTCGCCTGTCCAAGCGTTCCAGAAAGTGGTCGGGAGCGGAAAGGATCCGCACCGACTCGAGTTTGTCCGGAAGGTGCTCGTCACCGGCGGGCAGCCCGAAAAGTGGTCGAATGTCGTCGGCGGCTTCTTCACCGATCTGGCGCAGCGGGCAAAGGGCGATCCGCTCAAGATGGCGAAGCTCTGGGAGACGGTGCGCCCGGAGGTTCGTGCCATCATCGATCCGAATGGCGTCGCCACGGAGGCGTTCACCAATCTGACCAAGGCAGGGGGCCGCGAGGTGGCGCCGGTCTCCTTGGCGGAACCGGCGTTGCGGTCACTCCCGGAGGTGCCGCAGACGCCCGCACCGCCAGCAGGGAGCAGGTTCAAGCAGGTTGCACAGGGGGGCGCCTACGCCTTCGGGGTCGGGCGAGCGGCCCAGAAGTTCTATCACGGGGACTGGTGGGGTGGACTGAAGGATCTGGGTATAGGTGCCGCGCTCGCGAATCCGCAGATCGCTGCCAGCGCAGCCGTTCCGCTCGCCCGCACGGGTGCCGCCGTCGTGGGGAGTCCTGGCGGGCAGGAGGCGATCAAAGCCTACGACAAATTCCTGACGCAGCCCTCCGAGATGGAGCAATCGGGCACCAGTTCTGAAGCCCCACCCGCTCCATCGAATGCCGCACCGGCTCCGCCGTCGGCCGCCCCACCAGCTGAGCGAATCGTCCCTGGTGGCCAGGAGGCCACGCGCAAAGACCTACAGGGACGCGTCGCGGCGGGCCACATCACGCAGCGGCAAATGGACGACGAGATGGAGCGCACCTACGGACCGGACTGGAGAACCGCGCAACCGAACACCTCATCCGGTCCCGCTCCCACGGCGTTCAATGCGACCGACTATGACGCGGCACGCAAGAGCGTCGCCAGAGTCGTCGGCGTCCCGGAAAACCTGATGCGTGCGGTCCAAGACCAGGAGTCAGCCGGTGATCCGCGAGCCGTGAGCTACAAGGGCGCACGCGGACTCATGCAGCTCATGCCCGACACCTTCCGCGAGTACGCGAGTCGTGTGGAAGCCATCACAGGGCGCCCTGCCAACATTGACGATCCGCTGGACAACTTGGTCGCCGGTGCCCTGCATCTGCGGGACGATCTCAACGCCACGAGCGGCAGCGTGCGCGGCACGGCGGAACGCTATTTCGGTGGTCCCGATCCCCGCCTGTACGGACCGAAGACGGCTCAGTACGGGAGCGACATCCTGCGGCGGTACACACGCCTTGAGATGCGCGGATGACGGGGTCGCCCCCGCCGCAGCAACCGCCCACCATCGTCGTGCCTGGCACGGGGTGGGTCGATATCGCCTCCCGCGTCGTCGTCCAAGTCGGCTTTCCCGTCGTCGTCGCGGGCGTCCTCCTCTGGTTCATCCTCGGGCGCTTCACCAGCGACATGGGCTCCATTGTCAGCCGCATGGAGGCGAACGCCCGCGCCATCGAGATCTTCAACGGCGTGCAGCAAAGCCAACTGGAAGAGATGAAGAAGCACACCGCCGCCCTCGAAGAGCAGACGCGGATGATGAAGGAATTCCTGCTCCAGAAGAGATACGGCAAGGACACGAACTACGAGGAGGAGACTCGATGAGTTGGCGCATGGCGAAGGCCCTCGGCGCAACTGGGCAGCTGGGCCTCCTCGGAGAGATCAACCGCTCAGCGCCCAACCGCTCGAAGATCTCTGATGGCGGCATCGGGGACGCACGGCACGCCGCCGCGACGAGCGATCACAATCCCTGCAAGTGCTGCCGCGTGGTCACCGCTCGAGACTTCACCCACGATCCCAAGAACGGGTTCGACAGCTACCAATTCGCTGAGTGGCTCCGCGAGCGCGTCCTCGCCGGGGAGCCGCGGGTGAAGTACGTGATCTCCAACCGGCGCATCTACAGTGGGCAAGGCCAGCCGCACCCGGCAGGCCAATGGCGCCCTTACACCGGCAAGAACGCCCACGCGCATCACGTGCACGTCAGCGTTCGCCACGGCGGTCAGAACTATGACGATGATGCGCCGTGGGGCTGGTCCGCAACGACCACGACCCCAACGACGACGAGGACAGCATGAAGCGCCCCGAAGACGAGGCCGAAGAAGTCAACTCAGAGGAAGACGAGGACGAGTGTCCCGACGTGGAGCCGCCCGACGAGCCCACGGAGTGAAAATCATTTCCCTCCCGTGAGCTGGTAGATCGCCAAGCAGACGTACGCGATCAGCGCGATCAGGACGATGTCGGGCATCAGTCGTCGTCCCCCATGATCCGCGGCCCCCCGCTCGTGAAGGGGTTGGTTGCGCTGTCCGGCGAGAACGGGCTCCCGTAGCGTCCAAACCCGTTGTTGATCGAGTCTGGCGAGAACTGCGAGCCGTAGCGCCCGAAGGGATTGGCGACCGAATTCGGGTCGAACGGGTTGCTGTTCAGGTTGCCCAGATACTTGCCATTGGGCGCCTGGAGCCAGAGGCCGCCCGCCAAGACGGGGCCAGCGAGGAGGGTGGAGAGGGTGAGGACGAGGAGTGTTTTCATGGTGCCTAGGACGATACGCCCACTTGAACCGTGTCGTCAAGTGCACACATGCGCCATCGTGGTGCATCTTAGCGCCGGGTGGACTTGCGCTGTGCCAAGACGGTGAAGCAGCGTCCGCAGACGAGGCGGTCCGGTGTCGCGTAGTCGCCCGGCTGCCAGAACTGGCGGTTCGGAGGATGGGGCGGGCACTCGCGGGCCGCGCGACGTTGGACCGCCCGCCGCTCCAGCCGAGAGAGCGCGGAGGACGCCATCTCACTGGAGCGGGAGGCGGGGCCCCTCTGCGTCCTCCATCATCTGCGCCATGAACGCCTGCGCCTTGCCGTTCAGGCGTGCCGCCATCTCAAGGTTCTCTTGGGCCATCGCGCGCGCCTTCTTCAGTTGGCGGATGTGCCAGAGGCTCACTCCCACGGCAGCCAAGTTGGCGACGATGGCGATCCAGAGGAAGATCTGCGTCCCCGTCATCAGTGTCCCTCCCGGATGCGGATGCGGCGCACAATCTCATGGTGCGACGCAAGTGCCTCCTCCTCTGTCCGGTACCGAAGCTGTGTGGTTTCCCCACCGTCCACGGGATCGGTAAAGGACAGCTCGTCACGGAAGCGCATGGCCGGGAACATCGCGGACTCATGCGTCTCCTTGGAGAAGCGCATCGTTTCGAAGATGAGCGGTGGGCCAGCGAACGCGTGATCGAGTCCCAGCCAGACCGTGGAGAGGTAGGAGCCGTCAGGCAGCTCGTCCCACGCGACGCGCTTGTAGTCCACGTCTTGGGCCATGCGCGCCCACACCAGCGTCGGCTCCACGCCGTCCACTGCCGGGATCGGGAAGCCTTGGCGATCGTAGTAAGTCGGACGAGCGGCGATCTGCTTAAGAGCGTCGGCAGTAAACTCGTCCAGCGCGAGCGACAGATCCAGTCTGAATCTTTGCCACCGTGAGGCGTGGAGATCGCACCACGCGAAGAGGGCACCGAAGTCGAGCACTCACGGGGTCTCCGATGGGGTGGGGGGCGTCGGAGTCTCCGGAGGTGCCGCCGGGGGTGGGGTGGCAGGAGACTCCGCGCCGCGTCCGGTCGCCTGATCGGCGGCACGCCGCCGCCGGGCCAAGGTCTCCGCCACTGCCGCAGTGCGGCTCCCCGTGGGCTCGCCCGGCACCGGCGGGAATTCCGCCTCCACGGTGGTCTCACGCTCGCGGATCGCGGTCAGGAGCCCGGAGAGCAAGGTGAGATCCTCCAAGTCGATATCTTCGACGCCACGCCGCTCGAGCTTGTCACAGACCGCAGTCGCAGACACACCTATCTCCGCGAATGCGGCGAGGGCGCGCGTGCGGCTCTCCGAGAGGGTCTTCGCATCGCCTGCGGCCACCTTCTTGGCAGCCTCGAGGAGCGGATTGATGAAGGCGCGGGGAATCACGGCGAAGACGGCATTGCGTCTTGCAATGGAGCACGCGGCGTTCTTCGTCATGGTGATCATGTCGTCCGAGTAGCGTCGCCCGTTCCCATCCACGATGCGGCGCTGGACCTCCATCACGACTGCCGTGTTCGTCTCGAGATCGTGGCAGAACCCCTGCGCCACCACCTCCCGATCGGTCTCCGCGACGATGCGGGCGCCGGCACGGATGTTGCCGTAGGCCACCTGCGCGATCTCCGCCAGCCGCACGCCGGGGCCGTCAATCGTCACCCGCTTGAACGTGCCGTCCGCTTGACGCTGGCGCCGCGGGAGCACGTAGAAGCAGCTCTGCGCCGTCTCCACGTCCAGCCGGATCATGGTGAGGGCTCTGGCCTTGAAATGGGCGAGGGAGCGCGGGAAGCGCCGCGCCGTGACAATCTGCACGTCGAGCTCGCTGCGGGTGATCGCCTCCATCGCGGAGGACGTGATCACCCCCTCGAGCGTGCCCGCGATTACCTGTCGGTCTGCTGTTGCGACTTCTGTATCGCCCATCGCTGAAACTCCTCGTCCCCGATCACCCAGCGCCGGGACCGCTCCCGGTCATGCCATGCCCGCACGCCCCACGCCGCCATGTAGCCGCAGAAGGCGCCCAGCGCGCCAGAGCCGAACTGCCACCAGTCCATCACTTGCGCTCGAACCGGAGGGTCCGGAAGGTGGTCGCGCCCACGTGGTAGGCTGCCCGTTTCGTCTCCTTGAACGTGAGCCGGCCCAGCGTGCACTCGCCCATCTCGCTGTCGCCCAGCTCCGCTAGGATCAGCCGCCGGAGGTATTCCTCGTTCGCCGTCGCCTGTTTCAAGACGTCCTTGGCCTGGAGCCATTCTGAGACGTAGACAGGATCGACCGGGCGCGGGGGCGTCTCCGGGCGGCGCGCAAAGCGCTTGAGGGTCGGCAGCGACGGCGGATCGTTCGGCGGGCAGCGGTCTCCCTCGACGTAGTCTTCCCACCACGCCGTCTCGAGATGGATGAGATCGCTGACGAGCTTTTCGTCTCGCGTGAGGCGATAGCAGCGGATGCCGCGGCCCCCGATCAGCACGGGGACGAGCGCCGTCTGGATGGGCGGCATGTTCGGCTGGGCATCTAAGACCGCGAACGCGTGATGCACCTGGATCGTGACGGACTGCGGCACCTCATCTGTTCCGTCCTCGCCGTAGGCGTGGGCGTACTGCGGCGGCACCGGGGCGATGATCCCCGTCGTCTTGGCCTCGATCAGCACGCCGGGCGACTCAAGCGAGATCCCGTCCACGCTGCAGGCCATCGGCGCCGTCGGATGGCGGTACCAGACTTCCCCCGCCACGGGACGGTCGATCATCCGCGCCGCGTAGTTGACGAGGAGCGGGCCGATCACGCTCCCCAAGGAGAGCGGGGTGAGGCTGGCATGGCTGCCATTCTCGTCCCCCTCTGAGGCCGGGATGCGTCCCGTCTTCTCCGCCCAGATGTCCCCCGCCGACCGGAACGGATCGACGCCCGCGACCGCCGGCGCGTCGGAGCTGCCGATGCAGTCTCGTCGCCACGGATCGTTCGCCATCACGACCTCCTAGAGACTCGAGGCCCCCTCGAAGCCCAGCTGCCGGCACCAGCGATAAAAGCCTTTCCGATCGAGGCGATACCGCTTCCCGATCCGCACGAGACACGCGGCGTCCGTGCGTTTGAGATGGTGCTTCAGGGTGCGCGGGTGCATGTCCACCAAGTGCGCCGCCTCTTCCCACGAGATCGCGAGCGGATTCTTCCGCTGGGCCCCGCCTGGTCCACGCCGTCCATTGGGCGCAGGCGGAGACTTTCGGGCGCGTCGCCGTCCCATCATCCCATCCTCCCAGAGATGGTGCCGTTCCCCCCGTGTACCGGTCTTGACTGGAGGAGTGATTTGCGGGAACGGTCGCGTCGCAAGTTGTGCCGAAGAGGCGCATCTATAGACGATGGATCACACATAGTCCAGTGAGAAAACGATTGGTGGCAAAAAAGCGCGGGTTCGCGCAAAAAAAGGGCGTGACAAGCCCGACACCTCCGGTAAAGCGGACACGAAAAGGGTGGGCCGTGAAACGGCTGGGTCTAAGTCTCGACGCCGTGACACGTGACTACGTGGAGAGTCAGCGGCCACGGTTAGGGAGCCTCACGCAGTCGGAGCTGGTGCGTGATCTGCTGCGGGAGCATTGCACGAACCGCGATGAACTCCTGCGGGCGCGGGAGCAGATTGC